TGCTCCGTTCCAATTTCATCATCGTCAGGGAATTCGCCGCGTTTAAAGACGCGCATGAGTTCTTGAGGGGTAAGAATGCCTAATTCGGCCAATCTGTTCGCTACACGCATTAATTCTGTATTATCTTGTAGGGAAATATCCGTGAACAGGGCTACGGGCGTTTGTCTGAATCCCATAATCTTAGATACGCGCTTAATTTCAGACTGCAAGAATTCCAAGAAAGAATTTCGCGCCTCACGAAGCTTATCTAGGAAGACGTTGATTTTTGCCTGAGTGTTGCCGTACTTCTCTTCGCCCACAATAATATTCTGCAAGCCTTCTCGGATGTCTTGATTCAAGATTGTGTATTTTTCGGGGCCAAGAACTTTTTTTAGGTCGGGCAAAATAAAGTCTGCCGTTGTGGTATAATCAGCGACAAAAGTTCGACCAGTTGTGCCGTTCATAAACATTCTTTTTATTGCATCAATGTTATTTTGATTAATTCCGCCTCCGTATTGGTCTTTCTTTTCTCCCGTTTTAATTAAGAGAATCGCGCTTTCAACCGTTCGCATAATAGCTTGGTCAGCGCGTTTCATTTCAATCTTCGCATTAATGTCTTCCAGCACTGGCCATCCAAAAGGAATCGCAAAAGGCTCATAGTCTTGCTTTTTAGCGAAGGACATATGAATTTTCTTGGGGTCGAGCTTAATTCGAATACCGTCAGAAAAATATGCGCCCTTTTTAATTAAATCTTGCGCGTCTTGAGGTAAGCCATTGAATAATTCCTTGTCGTCATCCGTGATGGGGTTTTTTAGGCGCTTTAATTCTGACTTTGAAAGTACTTTTTCGTAACATTCCCCATTAAAAGCGGCGGTATTATTCGCCACCATGTCGTACGGATTAAGAAGAATATATTTTAGGGGAATCTCGTCGTTAGAAATGCCGTCTTCTGTCGCGTAAACCGTGGATAGCTTTAAGAAATCTTCAACAGAGAACTTTCCATCAACACGATACAAAAAAATATTACTAGAGCGAAAATACTCCAAAAAGTAATTCTTCTTGAGGTTCCAAAGGTTAATTTTACGAAACCAGCGGGCAAAAAAGTCTCTGGAGGCTTTGCTTCCCTGTTTAAGGTAAACTTCCGTGTTGGAAAATTCACTCATTAGGTCCACAGCGTTTTTATAAGTCGCTACATTAGCATAAGCTTTCTGAGTAAGCTCTACGGCATCCCTCATGTTCACGCAACCATTAGCGTAAGAATACGGCATGGTCATTTGCCGAATCTGAGAGTATTTATCAATCGTTGGAGTGATGGCGGCGCGATTAATTCTCCCGCCAGAACTTTCTGATGTTGATCGAGTGGACGCTTTAGCCATTTCTGATCCTAGAATCACAAACGGATCACCAAAACTCTCTGGCTCGAAAGTCGAAGCGGCAGAAGTTTCCTGAATTTGAGGCTTGGATAAGCTTTCCCAGTAAGAGGAATCCTTCTTTGTGTAGCTGCGCTTAGACATATAAGAATATTACACAAAGTCAAGAAAAAGTAACTTTAAAGTTAACTTTTAACAAATGAAAGGCTCGAATGTTCCATATTCATCTTCTTTTGGCGTAGCCATCATGTCTCGGTAAATTTGTAGCCCCCAGTTCCCTAAAACCAAGGCGCTGTAACTATCCTTTCTCGCTTTGCCAGCCCCTCTTTGTCTTTTTAGGTTGAGCGGCAAATCAAATGTTTGATTTCCTTGCGGGGTACTAGCTACTTCAATAAGACCGCACTGTATTTTAATCATCTTAATGTTGTCCCTAAGATTTTCTACGAAATCAACAGAATTTTGCTCAATCGCCATTTTTTCCCGCAAGAATTTAAGCTCTTTCACTGGAACGGGCATTGAAGTTTGGCGGACAAAATCATCATCTATTGCCATAGAGGCAAACATCAACCTTTTATGATCAAAAGCCGCCTGAAGAATTTCATTTGCCTGTCTAATAAAATTTCCAGATGGTTTTCTCTGAATGCAAATTCTATTATCGGCTACATTGTGAGCGTTGCGAATGGATTTTAAATCTTCCTGATATTTTGTAGGGTCTTCTACGTCAATGTCGATTGTTTTGATTTCAATCTTGTCAGACTTAAATAATTCACTTTCATTTGCCGCTGATAAAAATTGAACGCCGCCCATGAAGTCAAAAATAATTAATTCTGGACTAAAAGCTTTATATAAAAAATGAAAATATTTAATATGCTCCTTCATCGCCGTTCCAGGAAGAGCATAAGAATGAACGACTACTCCAATGTCGCTCTCTTTGAAATACTTGATAACGTGGAATACAAAATCATCCGACCCATCGCTTTCCGACCAGCTAATATCGCCAGAAATAATGTAGGTTGCATTCTTTTCGCCCATAGCTTCGACGCATTGACCCTCTCCATCCTGATAAGTACAGGCAATCATCTTGGACATTTTAAAATATCCAGAACTATCGTCTGTAAATTGGCTTAAAAATTCGCGGCCAAATTGAGCCTCGCTCATTTGAGCTTTGGCGCTAGCAATCAGAGCTTGGTCATATAGTTCTGCTGGCAAACAGTCATAAGATATGTGAAAGATACTGTATTTTGCGTTGTCAGACCTCTTATCGTCCAAGATAGCCTTCTCATACTCATCATACATTGTTTTCAGATATTCAAAAGAATACGACGCCGAAGATAATCCGATTAACTTATTATTCCCCCACTGAATGCGATCCTTGTCCTCCAATTTTCCTTGAGACACAAGAATATCTTCAGCCTCACGGACTTTCTTTCTTTCTGTTACGTCTGTATTGGTGGACAGGAATGGGCGAATAACTTCATTAATAAGCTTAGAACTAAGAAGAAGAAGTTCGTCAATTACCATCACCTTAAAACGATAACCACGGAGTTTGCTGCCATCGCCCGTAGGAAGACAAATTAATTGACTGCGGCCAATTCTAATAACCCACTCATCGTTCTTGAGAGAAATATCCTTGTCCGTAATCATTTGAGCTAAAAACTTAGCCTTTGGATCATGACGCAAATCAATAATTTTTTGCATCAAGAGACGGGACTGACGGAATGAGTTGGCGATAATTCCAATCTTGATTCCCTGATTTAGAGAGGCGTACAATATAAGAAAAATAGCGCAAATAAAACTTTTCCCACTTCCGCGACTACAGATAGCAAGGAAATAGTCCACGTTGAACATAGCCTTGATCATCATGCTCTGAAACTCCAATAGCTCTACGCCCGTAAGAATTTTAGATAGCAGCGCAAGATTTTCCCTAAAGAATTTTTCCAACCAAAGCTTGGCGTCTTTTTCTTCAAGGAAACCCTCTACTTGAGCGAGTTCTTTATTAATATGTCCACTGCGTTTTTGTGGCTGCGCCCCCTGTGCCCATCCCATGTTAGAAATTTGTGTTGGTTAGTTGTTTGAGCCAGTAGTTAATATCAACATTCCAGCATTGTTTGCCCAAGCATAGCAGCTTAGGGATAATTAATTGACTCTGTTCTCGCCCGCCCGAGAATACAAATTGAATGGACCCATAAAAATCAGCAGCTATCTTCCTCATTTGGTGAGACACGTAAGATAGATTATGTTTGTGATAAGAGCGGCGCGAAACTTCCTCAATACCTTCTAGAGGAGCCTCTACGACTACCCACAAGAAACAATCCTGCTTTTTACATCTTTCAATTTCGCGGCGAAAACGTTCGTAATTATCACCAATTAAAGTAGCCGCCCAATCGTCCAGTGATTTTCGGTCAACAAAAGTATTGCAAAAATCCTCTCCTCCTACCGAATAATCACCAGTATCCAGCTTCAAGCATTCGCTATTCGCGAATCGTAACGGATTCTGTTCGCGAGAATCGACAAATATTTTTTTGCGCGAAAAATCATTACTCCATTCGTCAGGAAGTTTGCCCGAAAACATTGGTTCTACTCCACAAGATTTGGCGGCAGAAGAGTATGACCCAAAGCATTTTTTATACTCGGAAATCGGAGGAAGTCCTGCAAAATACAATTCCACTTCATTTGGCGCTAAAGTGAGTGATTTCGTAGAAACTCTTTTATCCAACATATCAAGAATAACAGAAGCCTTCTTGTCAGTAGGGGTTTTATCGAGCCACTTAATTAAATTTTGCCGCGCCGAAAAATAAGTTGCAAAGTATTCCTCTTTATGTTTAAACTCAATCGGAGCACCAGTAAGCAAATCCCTTCTTGGAAAATGCTTGCAATAATACTCTGGCACACTAATCTTGTGAGCTTTAAAATGAGCGTGCAAACTTCGCTCGGACGAAAAATCTTCGCCGCATTCTTTGCAGGAGAACATTAGATTACCTCCTCTTTTGAGACGCCCATGATTCTGCAAACAAAGTCATCAAGATTCTCAAGCCGATTAGCTTCTTCGGAAATCGCAGCTCTTTGAAGCTCCGCAAGTCTAAGCATATTTTTTCTTTCCAACTCCTCTTGAGCAAGCTGAACGATATTTAAAAACGAAACTTCATCCCTACCTTGATTCTTCAATCTCTCCCCACGATCACCTTGCAACTTCTTCGTGGTATCCGCAATACGCTTAGTCACCTGATTCTTCTCGTCGACACAAGCTTTTAAGTTCTCAGAAAACCTCTGATTTAACTCACTAGCCTCTTCAATGTCCATGAACATTTGGTTCATTTTGTTGATTTTGCCTTCCAAGACTTCTAGCGAAATCCCGTCACGCACAATTTGCATGTAAAGGTTTAGCTCGTCTGGTGTTAAGTCGGGCTTCTCGAAAGTCAACCGCACAAATTCATCAACAAACAATTCCCTGTCTTTTTTACTCTCGTAAGCATTGAGGATTCGCTTGAGTTTAGAGTTGTCGAGGTTGATTTTTAGCTTGTCGAAATAAGCCTTATACTTCCCAGAAACTTTTTCAGCCTCAATCTTTGTGCCAAGTGCGCTGTTAACAATATTGACCAGCTTAATTAAATCCTTGGGAGCTTGGTAAACTCCAATAGCCACTTCATCCTCGTCATTAAGAGAACTCAATCCAGCCACCTCACAATACGTTTGAACGCGCCGCCATTCTGCCGACAAACGCTTAACGGAATCATCCTTAAAAATAATTCGCGCCACATTAACAATTGTGTCGCCATTTTGGATGGCGGTAATAATGTATTGCTTGTCGTCCTCAGTTAATTCGCGCACTGGTTCCCGTTTTTGGAATTTCGTGGTGCGATAATTTAATTTTTGTTCCACGAGGAACGCGGCGACTAATTTTCCCTGCCACGAGCGGCCATCTAATTTATTGTCGCCATAAACAAGCTGAGTAAGATACTCGATGTTTGGATGGTCTTTGAAGTTGTCAAGAATTAGTTTTTTTTGTTCGGCGGAAAGTTGTTTCATATTACCTCCACATTTCTGGAATATCCGACTCGCGCAGGATTGTTTGGACTTTTTTGAACAAATTATTCTTAAATTCTAGCGTTTGTTTGGCAACGCTGTTTTGAGGCTTGGGTTTAAACCCCAAGAAAACGGCCACTTCTTTATCTTGTTTATGCTCAAAGTTAAGCATAACATAGGCCCGCATGGTTTTTTTATCCAAATATTTCTCTAATTCTTCGGAGAGTTTTTGGACGGCAAAATCATAGTCCACCTCATCTGAGGGCATGTTATTTACTTCGGCCACATGGTTTTCTAACTCCAAGGGCATTTTGATGTCGTAACCATTTTTCTTACTCTCTGTCCACTTAGCGTAAAGCGGGCACTCGGAGCATTGTTCGTGGTTTTTTGTGACGGCGCAATGATTACCCTCTAAATTATGGGGGCACTTAATACAGGGGCGAGCGTAGTTCGTGTAGTGATTTCTTAGTTTGTTAAGAATCTGCCGCTGACAAATTTGCGCTACCCATCCGCCTAGTGGGCGAGATTGATCATATAGGTGCCACTTTTTCCATACGTGCGTAATAATTTCAGACGACACATCTTCGTAGTCCATCCAGTGAAGAATATTGAGCCGCCATTTCGTGTGGTATTTTCGCACCACGTCTTGGATTTCTTGATAATTTTCTTCGAAGGTGGATGACATTATCGGCGAACGGAAGTAAATTTTGCTGGCGCGAAACCTTTTTCTCCAAAAGTGAAAGAGCTAAATCCAACATCCTCGTCTCCTTCGATACGAACTTTTAGGGCGGACAAATTAGGAACCTCAAAAACATCCGAACCATCTTCGTCGTCATCGTCAATATTAGAAGATCGAGCGATGGCTCGTTTAGCGGGAGAACTTTTTTGGGCCGCAAAAATATCTAATGAATTTCCGCAAGAGGAACAGAATTTAGCAGCAATCGACGGAGCTTTTGTGCCGCATTCGGGGCAAAATTTAGGTGTCATATCTAATAATAAGCGTTAATTGTAAAACGCCTAGAAATAATTACACTTACAAAGCCACCACTATCCCCACATAAGAAAGAATCTTGCCTTTATCATCAACAATGGGGCACGTAGTAATTTTAAACCTCACTACGTTATGATCCACATCGGTAAACTCAACGATGTCTTCAAACTCACACTTATCTTCAAAAGCATCTTTCCAGACAGAAGCGTACCTATGAAGTTCTTGGGTTTTAATAAACCTCTTCCACCCAAATCCAAGCAATTCATTCGTCCCGCAACCTAAAAACCTAGCGTAGGTTCTGTTTACCCATTTGTTTTGACCATCTAATGAGCAGCGGAAAATGCCAAATTCAGACTCCAGCAACAAAGCGTTATTGGAGTGTTCTTGCTCTATAATGCGGTTTTCTATGCGGCGGATAGCATCTAAAGTAGAAGAGCCGCCGTTGTAGGTTAGCTCTTTTTTTACAAACTTGGAGAGTTCATTTATGGTTTTCTCAACCGCATCCATGCGCTCGCGGGCAGCAATAGCTTCTTCGTTCAAGCGAAATGGCATTTTAGCCAAGGCAATAATCCATTTAATTGGGGCGTATAAAAATTTAACTGCGCGGCAAAGAAATTCTATGAACTCCCTATATTTAAAGAGCACGAGAATTAACCCCCCCACACCAGAGACAATTTGAGCAACGTATTGGAATATAACTTGTTCGTCCACAATAATCTTTACAACTACGGGCGAAGAAAAATAGAACTATTTAAGAAAAATTATTAGAATGTTATGGAAATTATAAGTGCTTGCCTCGTATGGCTGGAATCTGCTCAATTTTTTCAATAATGAAGCGCAGCAGCTTCGAGCGAACAATATCCTCTTTGCCGAAGTTAAAGCTAAAAATACCATTTGCGCGACTCTCTTCATTATCAAATACTTTAATAAAGTCCGCTAGTCCGCTAACGCCATCTGGAAGGTCTGTTTGCATCAAATCTCCCAAAATAAACATTTTGCTCCCTTCAGCCATTCTAGAAATTATAGTTGTCAGCTCTTTTCTGGAAATATTTTGCGATTCATCAACTAAGATAATCTTGTTTCTGAAGTTTTGGCCGCGCAAAAAGTTAATTGGAGACGAGGAAATTTTGTCGGCAGCAATAAGTTGTTTTGAACAAGGATCGGTAATAATCTCATCGCACTTATCCAAAAGGGGAATCAAAAAGGGCGAAAACTTTTCTTCTTCGGACCCAGGTAAATATCCAAGGGACTTGCTGGCGCTCTCAATAAGGCTTCTAATATAGATAATGTCCCTAGAAAAATCCCTATCAATTAAATGCAGCGCGGCATAAACCGAAAGCCAAGTTTTTGATGTTCCCGCAAAACCAGTCAAGAATACAATCTTTGTTTCCTCGTCTAATAGACATTTTAAAATGTTCTGTTGTTTTTCCGTGAAATTAAATTCGCGTTTTTTAAAATCAATCCGACTCCCAATAATTGACTGAGTATCAACCTTGGCCAGTTTAGC